GGAGAAGTTAATGCATGAGCCTGGATTCTTCCAAGCTGCAAAGAATGCTGTTGGTGTAAACTCGCCAGACATCGCATTGGTCAAACAACAATACTACGAATACTTCTTGGGTAGTGCATCAGACTCACCGTCAACTAACAAGAATGCCACTGCCACAGAATCTAACTTGTCAGCTGCCGAGATTGCAGCTGCTCCTCCAGAAAAGCGTGAAGCATACAAAGAAGATCGTTCAAAGAATGCCAACGAAGTTGGTTTCACTGATCCTTCAGGTAAGTATCCTCTACGTGATCACATGAACGAAGCTGACACAAACCGTCTGGCACGTGGTGTCATCGAAGGTACTTGTTTCGGCTTCAAAGATACAACTCGTAAAACAAATATTCCAACTGCTGGTGGTAAGACTTGGTCTCAACCACTGTCTGCTTATAACACCGTGTATCCATACAATAAGGTTTTTGAATCTGAGTCTGGTCACGTTATGGAATTTGATGACTCGCCTGATGGTGAGCGTGTTCATCTTTACCATCGTAAGGGTACATACATTGAGATGGATCCAAACGGATCTCAGTTAAACTTTGTTGTTGGAGATAACTATCAGGTTATCCTAAGAAACAACAACGTCTACGTTGTCGGTACTTGCAACTTAACAGTTGGTGGCGGAGTGAACATCCTTGTACAAGGTGACGCTAAGATTGAAGTAGAAGGTACAAGCGATATCTCATTGAAGAATGACGCACGTATCGGCGTAGCAAATAACTTAGACTTGGTTGTTGGTCAAGACATGAACCTTAAAGTTGGTGGTGCATTCAATATTGAATCTGGCGCTGAGACATCTATTAAAACTGGAGCTAACTTTAACGTGGACTCAACTGCTGGCGTAAGCATTCATGCTACTCAAGACACCAACTTGTTATCCGATGGCTCTACTAATATGCAAGCGAATGGAACTATGGACGTTAAGTCTGGTGGCACTCTTCATGTTGACTACTCAGAAGGTCAATTCGGTAACGGTGCTGCAGCTGCTGAAGTTGTAGTAGTACCTGCTGTTGAACTTGCTCCACCAGAACAAGGCGCACCAAGTGGCGCTACATTCGATAACTTGGAACCACCAGAGCGTTCATTCGAAGACGTTGCTAAGTTTGAGACTCCAGATGACTGGGAAACACCAGCGGGTAAAGCTGAGAAAGAAAAGCAATACGATAACCCAACGTATGGCGCACCAGAGAACACAGCTGGCGCTGCTCAAGAGTCTGCCCCATCTACTGGCGGTAAGGGTGCAGGTAAGAAGATTGATACTACTCAAATCTATGCTCGCTCAGACTTCCCTCCATCGTTTAGATTGTCTAAGAACTTTGTTCTCGGTCAGTTGGTTGAACCATCAGTCATGTTGAATGATGTGATGCTTCCACCATCAATCGGACAGGGTGGACAGGCTCGTATCTATACTAAGCAAGAGTTGGTTGCTAACTTGGCAGCACTTGCTGAGAACATCTGTGAACCGATTTATGAATTGCTTGGACCAACAAGCGGTAAGTTTGCTGCACAATCTGCCAAAGGCGCATGGTGTATCAACTCTGGTCTTCGTGGAGACAAGAACGGTTCTGACCATAACAAGGGACGTGCCATGGACTTGAGATACAATCCTAAGCGTTCATTTGAAGACATGTGGAAACTGGCTGTACAGTTAGAGAAGATTCTTCCATATAACCAGTTGATTCTTGAATATCGCAAACCAGGTGCCAAGTTCAATCCAGGTCCAGGTTGGATGAATTGGATTCACATCTCATTCAGCACTGAAGGTAATCAAGGTAAAGCGTTTACCATGATTGATGACGTATCTGTGGACGGTAAGGGAACTCCAGTCCGTGGCGCTTCTGGTCTATTCTTGTTTGGATCATAATGGCTTGGGAACCTTCTGAAACTCTTTTGGGAACGCATGCCGAGATGGTATCGTTCTCACACTCAGTTTCATATTTTGAGGAGACTGCTGGTGATCCAGAGGCTATTCCTCCTACTGAAGGAACAACCACTTACTATGATGTCAAGATAACTCCACAAGAAGCCAACCCAAGCACAGTAGCTATCACTGCAGGTGACCCAGCCACTATCTCTGGATACTACAAAGGTATCTTCAACGATGTGCTAGTTACCAGAGACAAAGCAGGAAACTTTACTACTGTTACTACGTTGACAGGTGGAGACGGTGGAGTTTTCGATAAAGTCGATCGAGATAAACTACATGAAGTTATTTCGTTTCAAGCAGATACAACTAGAAGTAAAACCTTCACATATCTTGCTGAAGCGTACGATCCACAAGAACCAGAAGTCATCGTGGCTTCTCAAGAGTACACAGTTCTGGCTCGAGATCTAAACTGGACCACAGGAATGAACAACCTAAAGGAATTGGTATCATATGCCAGCAGTAAGCCTAAAGGGTAAGAAGTCAACTGGACACGGTGGGTTTCCTCCGACTGCTATGACTTCAACTCCAGTCACTAAAACCTACTTTAACGGCATTCTTCCAGGTGTGGTTGATCCTCAGTGTAAGTTTGCCACACACAGTTTGGGTAATACGGTTCACCCAGAGAACACACGTTACCCTTCTAGCGGAGCCTCAAAGACTTATATCGAGGGTAAGAAAGCTGCAAGAATCGGTGATTCATTGGCTGATGGAGATGCAATAGCTGAAGGTTCTTCCAACTCTTTCATAGAATAAACCTAAATAAAGAATATGGCACGTAATACACGAACATTCTCAGACTTGGACTTCATGTTCACTGCTCACCCAGTGACGAAGGACATCACTCGCCGATATGACGAGAACGCTGTTAAGGCAAGTCTCAAAAACCTAATCTTAACTTCTAACTACGAACGCCCATTCCACAGCGAAATCGGTTCTCAGGTTAGAGCGTTGATGTTTGAACCAGCGTCACCAATGCTTTCTCAGATGTTAAAGAGAGCCATTATTGACGTAGTGAACAACTTTGAACCACGAGTGTTCTTAGACGACGTAACAGTCGGTTTTGCTCCAGACAGCAATGCAGTTTATATAACAGTAGAATTTAGAATAGTCAACACCGAGAGACCTCTTTCTCTCGACCTCGTACTAGAGAGAACACGATAATGGCATCAGACAATAAAAGAATAAATGTCACAGATCTAGACTTTGATCAGATCAAAGCTAACCTAAAGAACTTTCTAAAAGGACAGAGCGAGTTTTCCGACTACGACTTTGAAGGTTCTGCAATGTCCGTTCTATTGGACGTGCTGGCATACAATACCCACTACAACGCTCTTTACAATAACCTCTCAATCAACGAGATGTTTTTGGACTCAGCATCAAAGCGTAACAGCGTTATCTCTAGAGCCAAAGAACTTGGATACACTCCACGCTCTTCAGTGTCAGCCACTGCAAAGGTAAACTTAACAATCACTTCACCTACTGCTGGTCCATCTGTTGTAACCATACCTGCTTATTCACAGTTCAATACAGTCATCAATGGCACTCAATATTCTTTCTATACTAAAGAGTCGTTGTCAGCAGTTGGTGCTAGCACTTCATACACGTTGAACGATGTAGTTCTTACTGAAGGTACTCCGCTGACTTATCGTTACGAAGTTAATTCTGGTACTCGTTACATCATTCCAAATACTAACGTAGACCTTTCTACTCTACGTGTACGTGTTCAAGAGAATGCGTCATCATCAACATACTTTGCATATACTCTTTCCACTTCAATCGTGGATGCCGACTCTACTACTAAGGTATTCTGGGTTAAAGAGATCGACGATGGTTTGTATGAAGTAACCTTCGGTGATGGTATTCTAGGTAAAAGCGTTGTCTCAGGTAACATTGTACACTTTGATTACTTCACATCAAACCAAGACGCTGCAAACGGCGCTCGTCTATTCAGTTATGCTGGTTCTCCTCCATACACTGGAGCATCTGTTAGCGTTACTACTACCTCCGTTGCTGCAGGTGGTGCCACTCCAGAAGATCTGGATTCTATTAAGTTCAATGCTCCACGTTCATATGCTGCTCAGAACCGTGCTGTTACTCCAGACGATTATCGTGCATTGATTTACGCTAACTTCTCTGACGCTGCTTCAGTTGCAGTTTGGGGTGGTGAAGACAACGATCCTCCGATTTATGGTAAGACATTCATCTCTGTTAAACCAAAGACTGCTTTAAAGTTAACAGTTCAACAGAAGTCAGAGATTATCAATACTATTCTGGCTCAACGTAACATCGTTTCGATCACTCCAGAAATTATCGATGCTGACTTCATTAACGTGGCTCTTACAACTACAGTTTATTACAATGAACGTGACACAGTAAGAACTTCCAACGATATCGCAAACATCGTTCGTGACACCATCTTAAATTATAACGATACAGACTTGCAGAAGTTTGAGGGTGTATTCCGCTTCTCTAAACTATCACGTCTAATTGACGCTGCTGAACCATCTATCGTTAGCAACATCACTACCGTTCTAATTCGCAGAAAAGTAGCTCCACGTTATAACGTGTCAGCTGAATATACTATCAACGTAATTAACCCAATCTACACTGAAGGTGTTCCAGAAGGTGCTGTGTCATCTACTGGTTTCTACATCCAAGGTAGTGATAAGATTCACTATATTGAAGATGATGGTTTCGGTAACATCGCTCTGTTCTATCATGGCGCTGCTGATGCTAATAGCGCTGGTTCTACTAC